AATATGTGCCCCTTATGGAAATGGACGCCCTTCTCGACACCCTTAACTGGATTCGACCAAAAGCCGACATCACCAACGCACAACTCTGTAATGACAACTGTAATATGGTCCTCATGAATTTATTCTTTTATGGCCAATACCAGTTCGAGCTCATCCGTAACAAGATCCTTGCTTTGCAACCCGCATATTCACTACTCACTTTCCACTTTCTAAATGCTGAATTCTTACAAGAAGGAATTCTAACCGATCCAATTAATAATTTCGGCTTCACTCGCAACTCCAACCAAACTCCATTTACCAAACCCGCTCAACTCGAAGATTTCGCAAAGATCTAACCGTAACACATTAACTCCACTTACTCAATGCGCCAACTACTATGTCTAAACCAACAATTTCTAAATCATCACTCAAGCCAAAAACATCGACTGTCAAGTCTGAAAAGACCTCCACCATTGACGAAACCTCGTTCACTGCCAAAAATGAACAGGGAGTAACCCTTGCCGAACAGTCGGCCCTCATCACGGTGGAAGCTGCCGACGATAACACTATCTCCCTAGCTCCACGTGCTGAATCACATCTGTCTGAAAAAGGCTGGTCCATCGAAGACATGCTCTCACGTACTACATACGTAGGGTCCGTCCCATGGAACACCACAGACACCGTCGGAACCAACCTTAATGTCCTCAACATTATCTCCGACCTCCTCACCAACGATATCGTTTCAACACCATTCCTTCGATTCGTTTACTGGCGATGCAAACAAATATCCGTTCACATTCAACTAGCCGCCTCTCGCTTTCACCAAGGCCGCATCATAGTTGGATTTCTACCAACACAACGCAACATCTCCTATATGGGCGAACATCCCAACTTATCTCGCCTATCATCACTCCAACACGCCTTTCTAGATCCATCAGCCGGAACTGTAGTTAAAATCAATCTACCATTTGATTACTACAAAGGCTATCTAGACCTCGTCAACGTTGACTCGCTTGGTCAACTATACTTCACAGTATTCAACCAACTACAAGCAGCCGTCACCTCATCACCAACCGTTGAGTTTAAGATTTTCTTCTCTGTCAAGGGAAGCGAATTTAAAATTCCACGTGCTGGCGGCACATCATTCACGACTCTCCTCAAAGAGAATATTCTGCACACCAACTCCACACGCAGTTTTATCTTCGCTGAGGCGGAATCTGGCATTGTCAATGACGTCATAGACGAAATTGCCGACTTTGCCCATTCCCTAGTCCCACAAAAC